TAGATGATAAGCATGAGGTGATACCTAAAGACAAAATTGCAAATATTGGAGAAATGAATGAGCGTACTTGATAAATTAAAAAAAGCTTCAACGATTAAAGATAGTGCAATACTTTCTAAATCAAAATTCTTTACCGAAAAAGATATGATACAAACGGATGTGCCGATGGTAAACGTGGCACTTTCTGGTTCACTTGATGGTGGTATCACACCAGGGCTTACGATGTTCGCTGGTCCATCAAAGCACTTCAAGACTGCATTTGCTTTGTTGATGGCATCTGCATACATGAAAAAGTATCCTGATGCTGCTGTGTTATTCTACGATTCTGAGTTTGGCACACCACAGAGTTACTTTGAAACATTTGGTATTAACATGGACAACGTGCTACATACGCCGCTTACTGATGTTGAGCAATTAAAACATGATCTTATGAGCCAATTGCAAAGTATTGAAAAAGATGATAGAGTTATGATTATTCTCGATTCAATCGGCAATCTAGCATCGAAGAAAGAAGTTGAAGATGCAATTGAGGGTAAGTCTGTCGCTGATATGTCACGCGCAAAACAGATCAAGAGTTTGTTTCGCATGATCACACCACACCTGACACTCAAAGATATTCCTATGGTTGTGGTTAATCACACATACAAAGAAATTGGTATGTTTCCTAAAGACATCGTTGGTGGTGGCACTGGTTCTTATTACTCAGCAGACACAATTTGGATTCTTGGTCGTCAACAAGAAAAAACCGGCACAGAGTTGACTGGTTATAACTTTATCATCAATGTAGAAAAATCAAGATATGTTCGTGAAAAATCTAAAATACCTGTTACTGTATCTTTTGATGGTGGTATCAATAAGTGGTCTGGTCTACTGGATATTGCACTCGAAGGCAATTTCGTAGTAAAACCAAGCAATGGTTGGTATGCTAAAGTTGATCAAGAAACAGGCGAAGTATTAGATAAAAAGCGATTTGTTGACACTCAAACTGAAGAATTCTGGAAAGATATTCTTGCGGATGAAAGATTCAGAGAATTTGTAAGGAAAAAATATGAAATCACTTATAGCAGCATTATGGGACAAGACAAAATTTTGGAAGAAGAAGAAGAAGATGTCGTTTGAAGAAAATGTAGACTATAAGTTTATACAATCTGATGATGATAAAGTCACTGGCGTAGGAATCATTCGTGGTAAATACGCGGGTGTTCTTTATCATTATGGCAAAGTGAGAGTTGTTGAGGACTATGGTACCGCAAAACTTCAATTCTCTTACACAATTGATTTTCCTGGTCAACATAATATAGATGAGTTGACAACCGACTCAGAATTTCATACAATTATGGGTGATTTACTAACAAAAATTTTATCGGCACAATTACAAGATGAAAAGACTGGAAACTACGATACTGAAGAATTTGATATATAATGAAGATTTCGCCAGAAAAATTTTACCATTCATTAAAATCGAATACTTCACAGACAGTACGGAAAAAATTATTTTTGAAGAAATCGATAGTCACATACACGAATACAAACATCTTCCTACATACGAATCGCTTGTAATTAACTTTACAGAATCAAAAAAACTTTCTGAAGAACAAGTCAGTGACTCCATTCAGTTGATTCGTGAAATTCATGCAGACAAAGACGAGCCAACTGATGTTGATTGGCTTATCAATCAAACAGAAAAGTTTTGTCAAGATCGTGCATTGTACAATGCAATTATGAAATCTGTAAAAATTCTTGATGATAAAACAAAGAAAGAAGACAAAGGGTCTATTCCAAAATTATTGAGTGATGCACTTGGGGTTTCATTTGATGCATCAGTTGGTCACGATTACATTGATGATGCAGACAATCGATATGATTTCTACCACAAACATGAAACAAAAATTCCTTTTGATCTTGATCTGTTCAACAAGATTACGAAGGGTGGTTTGCCCAAGAAAACTTTGAACATTGCACTTGCGGGTACCGGGGTTGGTAAGTCTTTATTCATGTGTCACGTTGCGGGTTCTTGTTTATCTCAAGGTTTGAACGTTTTGTACATCACAATGGAAATGGCAGAAGAACGAATTGCTGAACGTATTGATGCTAATCTTCTGAACATTGATATTGCTGATTTGAATTCTATTTCAAAGCAAGACTATGATCGCAAGTTTTCTGCACTCAAAGTTAAAACGCAGGGTAAACTTATCATCAAAGAATATCCTACAGCAGCGGCATCAGCATTGCATTTTCGTGCATTGTTAAATGAATTGCAACTAAAAAAGAGTTTTCAACCTGACATCATCTTCATCGACTATCTTAACATTTGTGCAAGTGCTAGAATTAAGCCTGGTGCTAATGTGAATAGTTATTCATATATTAAAGCGATTGCAGAAGAACTGAGAGGTCTGGCCGTTGAATTTGATGTGCCAATACTATCTGCTACTCAAACAACAAGAAGCGGCTTCACCAGCTCGGATCCAGGTCTGGAAGATACGTCAGAATCGTTTGGCTTGCCAGCCACAGCAGACTTTATGTTTGCGTTGATAAGTACCGAAGAATTGCAACAATTGAATCAGTTAATGATTAAGCAACTCAAGAATCGTTACAATGATCCAGCTTATTACAAACGATTCGTTGTAGGCATTGACAAAGCAAAGATGAAACTGTATGATGTAGAACAGGGAGCACAAGATGATCTGGTAGATTCTGGTCAAGTTGATGATAAACCGTTGAACTCGTTTGGTGATCGTGAGCGACAGTCTGGAATGAAAAACAAGTTCGGAGGATTTAAAGTATAAATACTCTAATAACTCGGAGGATTTATGGCTAAATTAAATGAGGGTGATGTAATTGAAGGAATTTTTACGATTGGTCTTTGTTTATATTTGGCTTATGGTAAAGTAGAAAAAGCAGAACTCAATAAGATTCGTACAAAAGTTGATACGAAGATGTTTTCAACTGGTAGATTTAAGTATAATGTAGTCGAAAATCATATGCGACAAAGGGGTAAAAATCCTCCAGACTTTTTTAATGTGTGTATGGAAATGAGATTGAAACCTGAATCCGTTCGAGGTGCATTTGACAAAGAATTCGAAGTTTTATATAAGTCATCAAACGATATAGGAAAAATTGATTCAAAAGTTAATCAATTAATTGCTGCTTTTGATAGATCAAATTTCGCCATGAAAGCTAAAGGTGCCGTGGACTATTTTTTAAATAACAACGTAGGAGAAACTGTTACGTTTAAAGTTGTGGCGGATGGAATAGAAGGTGAATCATCTGGCGGAGAAGTTAAAGGTGACGTAACCATGACTGTATATGCTGTTAAAAAAGGAACAAATAAAAAAGTAATTTCAGGCTCACTTCCTTTCTCACTTAAATCTGAAAGTGTTACTGTAGCTAATTTGTCACCTTACAGAGGAATGTTGGATATAGCAGAAGCCGTTGGAATAAAATGGGACGCAAAAGAAAAATTTATTCGTTTGAGTAAACCTTTTAATGGTCCAACAGAACAGAAATCAAAATTTCAACTTATTAAAGCGATGTATGATGAGTTGGTTCAAAATATGATAATCGAATCTAAAAAAACATCGTTTAGTGATAAAGCATACGACTTTTTAGATAAGAGTATTTTTGGATCCGACTTAGCAGATGTTGTTGATATTCAACAAAAAAATGTAAAAGAAATTACAAGAGATTATTTTATTCAATTAAAAAAAAATGTAAAATTACAAGCAAAATTGAATGGGAACAATTTAGTTTTTGTTGATAGTAAAACTGATGTACCAATTTTTCAAATAAGAACAAAACTTAGACCTCCTCCAGCTAATGAAGCAAAATTTTACTTAGAAGTGGGTAAGGGCATATACACTAAATGAAATTCATGGACTATCTCAAAGAAAGTAAAGAAGCAAAAAATCTTCACTTAGAACATTTGGAAGATAATGTACTGAATGCTGGTGTATCAGGCGCACGTGAGTCTTTAGAATTTCTTCGTTCATTGCGTAATATGCTTGCAGGTCACACAGGATCAAAAATAAATGTAACTACAAAATGGGATGGTGCACCTGCTATCTTTGTTGGTACAAATCCTGAAAACGGTAAATTTTTTGTTGGCACTAAATCAGTATTTGCAAAAAATGCAAAATTAAACTATACTGATAAAGACATTGATGAAAATCATCCAGGTAGTGGCTTGAATGAAAAACTTAAACTTGCGCTTGCATTCTTACCTAAATTGGAAATCAAGGGAGTTTTGCAAGGCGATATGATGTTTTCAAAAGGTGACATTAGCACAGAAACGATTAGCGGTGAAGAATATGTTACATTTCAACCAAATACAATTGTGTATGCAGTACCAGCAAATTCAAAGTTAGCTAAGACAATGCTTGCTGCACAAATTGGAATCGTATTTCATACATCATATTCAGGCAAAACATTAGAGACAATGAAAGCATCATATAATATTGATGTTGGTCGTTTGAAATCGACAAAAGATATTTGGTTTCGTGATGCATCATTTACAGACGCTTCTGGATCAGCAACGTTTACAGCAGAAGAGACTGCTGAAATTACATCAATTCTGTCTACAGCAGGTCGCACATTTCAATCAATACCTGCACTGACATTGAATCGTATTGCTGCGTCGGATGTTTTCTTGACACAAATTAAAACATTTAATAATACAAAAGTTCGTGAAGGTAAAAAGATTGCTGACACCAGAGTTCATACACAAGAACTCATTAATTGGGTCGAAACAAAACTTAATAAAGAAATATTAGCCGCAAAGAAAGAAGACACAAAACAAAAACGCATCAAAGAGAAAAATGAAGTCATGCGGTTTTATCGGTCAAATGCGATTCAGTTGAAACAAATATTCGATTTGATGAATTTGATTGTTGATGCAAAGTTGATGATCATTCGCAAACTAGAAACAATCAAGAGTATTGGCACATTTGTCCGTACAGATGACGGATTCAAGATCACTGCACCAGAAGGATTTGTTGCTGTCGATCATGTAGGTAAAGCATTGAAACTAGTAGACAGATTAGAGTTCAGTCATAAGAACTTCACAGCACAGAAAGCTTGGGACCAATAATGGAATACGATATCAATAAAATTTTAGCAGAATATTCGGACGATGATTTTGGATTTTCAGCAGTAGATGAAGTAGAATATCAAGCAGTCATTGCCGAAAAAGATGAAACTGTTGAGGAATACAAAGTAAGACTTCAACAGGTAGAAAAGATTATCATGCCTTTTCTAACGAATCTATACAAGACTGCAAATCAACCATACATACATTGGCCAAATCGTGGTCCAATTATTGAAAAACAAATGCAAAAGGTTCTAACTTTGACCAGAGGCTAAAAAAATTTATTATGTATAATTATTTATTTGAGCAAGAAAATGTGATTGATGATTCAACGATTGTGAAAAATATTCATGAAAAAGGTTGGAGTCATGTGGGTCGTTTAAAAGAAAACGCTGCACGTGAATTTAGAGAATATTTTGATGGCTGCATTTGGTATGATTATCATGTAAAAGGTCATCAAACAAATCCTATAAATAATAGAAAAATTGCACCTTCAAATTGCAGCAGCGTTGCCATGCAAGATGTTGTTCTTGCACCACATTGGTTTGAAACGTCTTTAAAAATGACAGATATTGTTACAGAATATTTTGGCACTAAAGATATTGTTTTGTATAGTTACAATATTTTTTACAGCAATCCTGCTGGACCAAATTATACGGGTGTTCAAACGTGGCACAGAGACTATGATAGTGAAAACTTTTTGGCATTGTTTGTATATCTAACTGACGTAATAACAATTGAAGATGGCGCACACGCTTTCGAACAAAAAGATGGAAAAAGGATAGACATTTTTGGTCCTGCTGGCACAATGTTTTTTGCAGACACAAGACAAATGCACATGGGTCATAAACCAAAAATCAATGCTAGATGTATGGCATGGGCAAGATGGTCGTTAAATCCAAATCCAAAAACATATGAAATAGATTGTTTAAGTCCCGTAGATAAAAAATTATTAGGCAATAGATATCCAGAAGATCCTATTTTACAAAAAATTATCAGAAAAGTTGTTGTATGATTACCATATCTGACTCGGCTGTAAAAAAAATTAAAACAATTATTGCAGAAGAAGATCCTTCACTTAAATTGCGTGTGTTCGTGCAAGGTGGTGGATGTTCTGGTTTTCAGTATGGATTTACATTAGAAGAATTGCCAGCAGCAGACGACGATTTCACATTTGAAAAAGATGGTGTTGGTGTTGTTATAGATAGTATGAGTATGCAATACATGGATGGAGCAGAGATTGATTATAAAGAAGACATGATGGGTTCATCTTTTACATTCAAAAATCCAAATGTAACTGCAACATGTGGATGTGGTTCATCATTCACAATATGAAAACATTTAAAGATTTTTTAAAAGTTGATAAAAAACAACCGCAAGAGTTTGTGTCTAAAGCTGGTGCTGGTGAGTGGGGTCGACCAGAATTGACTTCTAAATATCTTGATGACACACCAGGTCAGAACAAGCAACAATATAATAAATTCACAGGAAACTGGGCAACGACAAACATAAAATAAATTATTGGAGATATTATGAAAGATTTGATAGTGGGATGTTCCACAAACTATGATTGGTCCAAATTAAAATATTGGGTCAATTCAATCAACCAATCAGGCTTTGAAGGCGACAAAGTTCTGATTCTCATGAACTGCGACAAAGATACTGTACAAAAAGTAACCGACGCAGGCTTTTCAGTCATTGCATTTAATCAAGATAGTAATGGTAATTTAAATTATGAATCACAATTGATGGTGCATGTTGAACGTTTTATTCATATTCATAGAGTTCTTAAAAATAATGATTATCGTTATGTAATTACAACTGATGTGAAAGATGTCATCTTTCAAAAGAATCCAATAAAATGGTTAGAAGAGTCTTTGGGTTTAGATGATTTAGTATTTTCTTCAGAAAGTATTAAGTATAAAGATGAGCCGTGGGGAAGACAAAATATTACAGAATGTTATGGTGAGGGCATTTATGAAGATTTCAAAAACAATGTAATCTTTAATGTGGGCGTTCTTGCAGGTAAAGGGTATGCAATGAAAGATTTGACATTGCAATTATTTTTGAATTGTATTAACCGCCCAATACCTATTGTTGATCAAGCAGTTTTTAATGTAATGATTTCAAGACATCCATATCTTAAATCATCAACGTACACAAAATCAGAAGATGGTTGGGCATGTCAACTAGGAACAACTGCCGATCCAAGTAAAATTAACTCCTTCAGACCTTACTTACTTGAGCCATCACCAAAACTGGAAGGCGATAAGATTGTAACATCAACAGGAATAGAGTATAATATTGTTCATCAGTATGATCGAGTGCCAGAGTGGCGTAAAGTGATTGAGGCAAAATACGATGACAAATAAAATCAAAGAAATTTTTTGGAA